TGACGAGCTCGAGTTTAAGCTCGATACCGGGGAGGCCGTTACCGCCGTGTGCGGCGGGTATATCTCGCCGACGCGGGCGCGGTTCGTCTTTAAGGACGCGCTCGGCGACGCTCCTATGAACGACGACGCGACCAACGCGGGCGGCTACTACAAGAGCAAGGGGCGGCGGCACGTCCTCGAGAATATTTACCCGCACTTGCCGCCGGAGCTCCGGGAAATCATTACGCCGCGCCTGTTCGTGGAGACAATCGACGGCGAGCGCGTCGAGTACGCCGACTCGCTTTGGATACCGTCCGGGACGGACGTTTTCGGGCCTCGTGAGGATTGGTACAAGGAGGAGCCGGACAGCGTTCAACTTGAGATTTTCAAGACGGAGCGGGGCCGGGTCAAGGAGCGGAACGGGGAGACCGTTTATTGGTGGCTCCGTTCGCCTTATCGTGGCAACTCCTACTTTTTCGTGCGTGTGGGCACCGACGGCGCGGTCAGCGGCAACAACGCGTATTATTCGCTCGCGTTCGCGCCGGGCTTTGACTTGTAAAATTCGGAATTACAAAACCTCCCCGGCTCAATGCCGGGGAGGGAGCCTTAAAGGAGACCGGGAAATGAGTCAAATTATCGACGGCTATATCTGCAAAGACGGAGAGCGGGTAGCGTTCTATGATTGCGACCCGTCAAAAAATGAGACGTGCAAAAAGACCTCTTGCGGGCTTTTGGGGCGCGGCTTTGGCGGCTCCGGGTGTACGGCGACGACAAACAAGGCCGCGAGCCGTGAGGGGGCAGAGCCCTACTATATAAAGATAGACAAGAGCGGCCCGGAGGTCTCTTTCGTGCGCGAGCGTATAGAGGAGGCGAAAAAATGAGCGCGTGTAAAGGGTGCGGCGCTCCGCTGGAATGGATACAGACGACGGCGGGGCGCTCTATGCCCGTAGACCCGGAGCCCGTTTTCGTTATCGAGGGTGAGGGACGAGACCGATTTATCACAGACGAGGGCGAGGTTATCATCGGGCGGCGGGCCTTGCCGGAGGATGAGCGCCGGGAGCTCCCGGTCGCGTTCGTTCCTCGCTGGAAAACGTGTACCGCCGCCGACAGCTTTAGACGGAGGCGGTAGCTATGGAAAACCTACGCGGGAAAATCGTCGTCGTAACGGAAATGCGGAGATTGCCGAGGAGGTGCTCACAATGTAAATACTATGACAGCATGGGCGGGAGTCCGGGTCGGGGTAACGACGGCGCTTGCTCGGCGCGGGGTACGCTTTGGAGTACGCGGAATATCAGCCCGTCAAAAGAGCGGCTCGATAATTGCCCGCTCCGCATGATTACAGACGATAAAAAAGCCTCCGACGCTTGACGAGAGCGCCGGAGGCGTAACCGCCCCGAAAGGTGATTACTTATACCTTTATTATAATAGCACACTCCGGGACGGTTTGCAAGGGCCAAAAAGACAAAGCGCGAGGCGCTTTTTCGGGCTCGTATGGGATATTAACTAACCGACCATAGAGGGGGCCTCCCTCCCTCGACTCTTTCCCTCGAAAAAATAAACAGGCAACACGCCGCCGAGGATGAGGGGGAGCGCGAGGGGGAGAGGGAGGGGGCGATATATGAGCCCTCTCCCCCCTCGCAACGGGTAAACGCTCGGAGGTTAAAAGCATGAGGACAGTCTATCGGGAAAAGCGGTATTATTGCGGGGAATACCTCGACGTGTATATCTTCCCCGTGTTCGAGACAGGAAAGCGGGGCCTCGGGAGAGGGAAAAAGAGAAAGCCTACCTCGTCAGCTCAAAAGAAACTCAATCAGCGGCACAGGGAGCAAAAGCTCGCCCGGCTCCTCCACGCGAATTTTACGCCGGACGACCTCGAGCTCAATTTGAGCTATGCCGTCCAGCCGGAGAGCGACGAGGAGGCCGCTCGCCTCTTGAGGAATTATATCCGCCGGATACAAAGGCTCCGCAAAAAGAGGGGCCTCCCGCCGCTCAAGTACATAGCCGTAACGGAGCGCGGAAAAAAGGGCGGTCGTTATCATCACCATATCACGATAAGCGGCGGTATCGACCGGGACGAGCTCGAAAGGCTTTGGGGCCTCGGGTATGCCAACTCCCGCCGCTTGCAGTTCACGGAGAACGGCCTCGCCGGGCTCGCGCACTATATCACGAAATCCCCGGTCGGCTCTAAAGCGTGGAACGCCTCGAAAAACCTCGTAGACCCGGAGCCGAAAACGCGGGACGGGCATATCTCCGCGAGGCGGGCGCGGGAGCTCGCACGGGACACGACCGACAACCGGGAATTTGAAAAGCTCTATCCGGGGTATTTCCTCGCCGACGCTGGGGCTTTTCACAATGACGTAAACGGCGGCGTTTACCTCGCCGCCCGGTATTACAGACAGGACGGGCAATTTATCAAGCCGAAAAAGAAAGGGAGGTCTCGAAAATGACAGTAAACGAATTTGCAAAGGCAATCCACGAGAACGCGGTCGCGCACGGGTGGTATGATACTCCCGTCGATTTCCCGGAGGTCGCCGTCATGGTACACGCGGAAATCTCGGAGGCCGTCGAGGAGTGGCGGGGCGGAAATCCGCTCGTTTATGGGACGTGTGCGCTCGCGGCGGACGGGTGTAAATACTCCGGCGTGTGCGATAGGGTCGGAGAGCCCGGCGGAGACGGCGAGGACGGCCCATGCAAGCCGGAGGGTGTAGCCGTGGAGCTTTGCGACGCGGTTATGAGGATTTTCGATTACCTCGCCTATATGGGCGTGGATATTGAGGCCGTCCTCGAGGCGAAATACGCCTATAACACCGGGAGGGCATACCGCCACGGCGGAAAAATCATCTAAAGCGGCGGAGCCCGCGAAAGGAGGCAAGAAATGATAAATTATTTCGACGCGGCGGAGAACACGCTCCGGGGCCGGGGCTTTCTCGACTCCGCCCTACAAAATCTCGAGCGCCGGAAAGAGCGTATCGTCCAGCACGGGAGCCCGGCGGGGTATCCGTCGCCGGATTTCTCAAAACCCTATGCAAGCACGAGCGCGGTAAACGACACGCTCGCGGAGTGCCTCGAGCTCGCGGAGGTCGTCCGGGAAATCAAGGTCACGGAGGAAAAGATACAGGAGATAGACGCGGTTATCTCACAGCTTGACGAGGCGGAGCGGGATATTATCCGGCTTTGGTACATCGAGGGCAAGAGCAGAGACGAGATAGCGGCGGCGGTAAATTATGCGTCCACGAGGAGCATATACGACTTGCGTAATAGCGCCGTGGCGGAGTTCGCGCTCCGCTATTTCGGCGCGGGCGCTCTCCCGTCTGTATAGTCTTTTATAGCGTTTTATAGCGTACTAAAAAAAGAGTACATAGATTTTTGCTTTTGAGCCGTGTTATCATGTACTCGTAAAGAGAGGTCGAGGGAAACCTCGCCGCCGTGCGCCTCACATAGTAGCGAGCTCACCGTACACGAGAGAGCCCGTTACTATGCGGGGCGTTCTCTTTGCACAGACAGGAGGCGCGGATAATGCGGGCATTTGCGAAAGCCTTTTACGAGTCTCCGGCGTGGAGGAGCACGAGGGCTTATATCATCAAGCGGGACGCGGGGCTATGTGTGCGGTGCGGTGCGCTGGGGGCTATCGTCCACCACAAGAGGCCGCTCACGCCGGACAACATCGACGACCCGCTCGTATCGCTGAACGAGGAAAACCTCGAGACGCTTTGCCGCGCTTGCCACGCGATAGCGCACGGGGCCGCGCCGCCGATAGCGGACGGGCTCGCGTTCGACGAAAACGGGAACGTCGTCGAGGCCGCGCTCGTGCCGCGACCGCAACTCGACGACGACGAATTTTATTAACCTCCCCCCCGCTCCCCGCGAAACAGAGGCGGCGCTCGTAACCGCCTCTCAATCCCCTTTAGAACCGCTCGGGTCGCGTACATGAGGGGGGGTATAAGGCCAAAAGAGAGGAGGTCTACCTTATATGGCGAAAAAATATCAAGACATGGATATAGCCGAAAAAATCGAGGTAAAAAAGCGAAAAATCAAGAAACTTTTCAAAGAATTGCCATCGGACAAGGCTCAATTTGCCGACGGCCTTATCGCTCAATTCGCCGTTACCTCCGTCACGCTGGAACGCCTCGCCGACGAAATCAACGGCGGCGAATTGATAGAGGATTTCGTACAGGGCTCGCAGAGCATGAGGCGGGAGTCCCCGGCCCTACGGAGCTATAACACGACGATAAAATCCTTTACGGCGCTCTCGAAAAGCCTCCTCGACCTCCTCCCCGAGAAAGCACAAAAACAGGCGGGTAATGAGCTCATGGGCTTTATTACACAGCCGAAAGCGGCGGGCAAGCCGTGAATTACGTCCGCGAGTATTGGCGGAAAATCGAGAGCGGGGAGATAATCACGTCCCGCCGGGTCAAGGCCGTTTACGGTCGCCTCGTGCGGGAAATGGACGAGCCGCCGGACGGCTCGCCGTGGTATTTCGACGAGGAGACGGGAGAGCGCCCGATTATTTTCGTCGAGCGGTTTTGCAAACAGTCACAAGGGACGCTCGGGGCTACCCTCGAGCTCGACCTCTTTCAAAAGGCTTTCATACAAACGCTTTTCGGGTGGCTCGAGAGGGCGACGGGATACCGCCGTTTTCGAGAGACGCTCTTTCTTGTGGGGCGGAAAAATGGAAAGTCTACCCTCCTCGCGGCCCTCGCCCTCTATCTCCTCATAGCGGACTACGAGGGCGCGGCGGAGATTTATAGCGTCGCGACCAAGAAAGACCAAGCGAAAAAGACGCTCACCGAGGCCGTGAACATGGTAAAGCAGAGCCCGGAGCTCCGGGCCGTGCTGAAAAAGCGGCGGAATGATATTTACTTTCCGGCTACGGCCTCCATCTTTGAGGCGCTCGCGAGCGACTCTAACACGCTGGACGGCCTCAATTCCCACGCCGTTATTATCGACGAGCTCCACGCGATACGCGACCGCAATCTCTACGAGGTTATGAAACAATCGACATCGAGCCGCCGTCAACCGCT